ACGGTATCGTCTGCCATTTTGGCAGGTAATTCCTTGCATTCCAGCGTCCTGCTTGCCTTAATTCGTTCACCTTTTGTTCTCATAGGTCTGGCAACCCTGACCAAGCTCTAGTTTAGAACCATTCTAAAGTAGCAGGGGGTCTGGGGGGTGGGGGTAAAATAAAAATACCCCACCCAAAAAAACGCACAGCTAGTACTATACTATATGCGTCTCAAAAAATTTTAGCAAATTTTGAACTTTTTTTTAAAAGGTCGGGCGTGCCCCCTTTGTGTGGAGAGAAAGGGGAGGAAGCGTAATGAGAGAGAGAGTGTGGTGTGTGTTATGTACGCTTGTGGAGTCCTCCCCTTGTACAGGAGATGTATCACTTGCATGATACAAGTTAATTATAAACTAACCAGGGTTGCATTGCAACCTACATTTATGCTATAATCTAAAAAAATAATTGGAGATCCTAATGAAAGAGTTGACTGAAAGACAAGAAGTCTTTTGCAATGAATTTATTAAAGACTTAAATGCTGTGCAGGCTGCAATTCGTGCGGGTTATTCTACCCAGCATGCGAAGAAGAATGCCTATACACTTCTTCGTCAGGCTCGGATCTCTGAAAGAATAGCGGAATTAAAAGGTGAATCAATTAAACGAACAAAAATCGAAGCGGATGACATTCTTCGCCGTCTTGTTAGAATTGCTGAAAGAACTGAACAAGAGGGGGACTACAACGCAGCTATAAGATCTTTAGAACTTTTAGGTAAACATCAAGCGTTGTGGACTGATAGAAATATTACTGAGATACAAAATGCATTTGCAACAGGCAATAGTGATGAAGATATCGCTAGAGATATTGAGCGCTTGCAAAAAATTGCTGCACCTAAATTAAAAATAGTGAAAGAATAATAAGATGGAACAAAAACCTAGACAAGAAACTTATGAATTTCCAATAGCTAGACCACCTAAAGATATGAACAAAAGAAACCTTCTTCCAGTAGGCAAGTTACCTAAAGATAGAAAAATAAAAGATTCTCTCTTAGAGCAAAGGAAAAGTGGCGCAGGATATTCAGGAACAGAGGATTATAAACAATGAGCGATTCAGCAGTTCGTAAAGTACAAAAAGGTAAAGAACCAAACGGCGAAAAACTTTTGACAGAAAAACAAAAGACACTGCCTGATTTTTTAAAAAAGAAAATAATCGAATCTAAAAAATCTGGTGCTGGTTATTCTGGAACAGAAGATTATAAAACTTAAACGTATTTGGCTAAACGTAAACCCCCACCCCCTAAAGAATCTTCCAACGCTCTAGATGAGTTTTGGCAAAGCGTGGGGTGTGATCCTAAAACAGGAAAACCAAAAAAGGAAAAAGATGGCAACAGAAAGTGAAAAATATTTAAAGCAGATTGAAGGTTTGATGCGGGGGCACACTGGTGCATCCAAAGGTAATATAGATATTCCAAGTGTTAGAAGAAAGAAAAAAGTAGATGCGGGAACACCAAAGCCTGTAGAAACTAAAGTGTTGACAAGTAAAGTACATGAGGGTGCTTTAAAAAAACTTAATAAAAAGTTTGCAAAAGATATGAAAAAAATGGGAGTGGGTTATTCAGGAACAACTGATTACAAAGTATAGGAGATACGATGAAGGGAAGAATTTTACTACCACAAATAAAAGCATACGATCCTGCCAATCCACCTAAAGATATTGCACGTCAATTGGTATTATGGGGATTAAATGCTTATGTCACAGAATAAAGAAATCAGAGATGCAGCTACAAGGTTAGCAATCGTACAAGCTCGTGAAGATTTTTTAGCATTTGTTATGCTTATGAATCCTAGCTTTAGTGTTGGACCACACCACAGAGTTTTGTGTGATGAGTTAATGCGTTTAGAAAAAAATGAAATAGATCGTTTGATGGTTTTTATTTCTCCACGTTCTTCTAAATCTTTAATTACATCTACATATTTTCCTGCATGGGCTTTAGGTCGAAATCCTTTTTGGCAAGAAATTGCTGTATCACATAGTGATGACCTTGCAACTCGTTTTGGTAGAGCCATAAGAGATATCATATACTCTCCTGCCTATCAATCTATATTTCCAAATGTATTAATTCGTAAAGATAATCGCTCGGCAAACAGTTGGGCACTAGAACATAAAAAGAAACAAGCAGGATCTTTTCTTGCAGCGGGATCTGGATCAGGTATCGCTGGTTTTGGTGCTCACTTAGCCATCATAGATGACCCAATATCTGAGCAAGATGCTTATTCAAAGTCTAGAAGAACACATTTAAACAACTGGTATGCTTCTGGTTTGCGTACAAGACTCATGCCTGGTGGTAAAATTGTACTAGTTATGACTAGATGGCATGAAAATGACTTAGCAGGGCACTTATTAAAGGCAGAAGACAGCGGAGTTATGGCAGATAAGTGGTCTGTTGTACGAATTCCTGCCCTAAATACCACAGAATCTGCAGAAATTTTAAATAAAGCTAGAGAACAGCTTATAAAACAAGGATATTTAACGGAAGATTACCCAGTATTAAAGATTGGTGAGTCATTTTGGCCTGCATCTGACCGCAAAGAAGGTTTTTGCTGGACAACTGAAGAGATAATACGTACAAAAAACAACACACCTGGGTTTAAATTCGATGCATTGTACGGACAAGCGCCTACAGCAGAGGAAGGTAACGTAATAAAAGCAGAATGGTGGCAAGATTGGGACAATACGCAACCACCTGAGTGTGATTACATTATACAATCTTGGGATACTGCGTTTTCTACCAGAACAACTGCAGATTATTCAGCGGTAACTACATGGGGCATCTATAAATCAGGACTTGACATGCCTAATTTAATATTGCTGGGGGCAGAACGAGGCAGATGGGACTTTCCTACGTTAAGATCAAAGGTTGTTGAAAAGTATAATGACTATAATCCTGATTCAGTTATCATAGAGAAGAAAGCTTCAGGACAATCTTTAATCCAAGACCTAAGAATGACGGGCATACCTATATTTGAATATCAACCTGACAGAGATAAAGTTGCAAGAGCGTATGCTATCACCTCTTTATTTCATAACGGCAGAATTCATGCCCCCTTTAGTAAGGTTTGGGCAAAAGAAGTTATGGAAGAGTCCAGAGCTTTTCCAACTGCAACACATGATGACTATATGGATACACTAACACAAGCTTTATTATGGGTACGTAACGGAGGTTATCTAACTCACGGAGATGATACATGGCTTGACAAAGTCGAAAAACGAGTTTATAATAGGGAGCACCGAGCTTATTATTAATGCAGGAGATTTAGGAAAAATAAATGGCAATTGAGAAAGTAATGACACCAACTTTACCAGGGGATTTTGCAAACCCAGTAAAGATTAATACGGATGATGAAAATATTAGTGTAGATGAAGCAGGTAATATAGAAGTTACACTGCCTGATAATCAAGCTTTAATGGAAGCAGAAGCTATGGGGATGCTTGAAGAAAATCAGGATCCAGCTACAGACTTCGATGCTAATCTAGTAGAGTTCATGGATGAATCAGATATAACTGAAACAGCTTTGGAACTTTATGAAGGCTATACTGTTGATAAAGAATCTAGAGAAGAGTATGATAGTATTGCAGAAGATGGTGTCAATTTATTAGGTTTACAATACGAAGAAAGTTCTCAACCCTTTGCAGGGGCATGTGGCGTAACCCATCCTATACTTGCTCAGTCTGTTGTTAAGTTTCAAGCTAAAGCGTTTAAAGAATTAAATCCTACTGAAGGTCCTGTTCGTACTAGAATTATGGGAGTGCAGACAGATCAAAAATTACAACAAGCAAATCGTATTAGAAATTTCATGAACTGGCAAACTCAAATACAAATGCCAGAGTATGGTCCTGAATTAGATCGTCTATTGTTTCATGTAGCTTTATACGGATCAGCATTTAAAAAAACTTATTGGGACGTTACATTGAATAGACCAATGACTCAGTATGTAAAAGCTCAAGATTTTTATGTAGATTACTATGCATCTAATTTAGAAACGGCTGAAAGATTTACCCATAAATATTCTATGTCCACTAATCAAATTAAAAAATTACAAGTGGCTGGAGTATTTGCAGATATAGATTATTTAGAAGATCTACCTATCGATGAAAGTGCAGCACAAGAAACAGCTGATGAAGCTGTAGGTGTTAGAAAGCCTTCACAGAATTTAGATAGAGTAGAAATTTTAGAAATGCATGTTGATATAGATTTGCCTGGCTTTGAAAATGAAGATGGTATTAAATTACCTTATGTAGTTTACATGACCACAGATCAAAAAGTTTTTTCTATTAGAAGAAACTGGAATCAACAAGATCCTCTAAAAAGAAAGAAACAATATTTTACACACTATACTATGATACCTGGTTTAGGTTTTTATGGTTATGGTTATTTACATCTTATTGGTGGCCTAACAAAAACGGCTACTTCTTCACTACGTCAGCTAGTAGATGCTGGCACGTTTGCTAATTTACCAGGGGGCTTTAAAGCGCACGGTTTGCGTGTCTTAGCTCCAGATGAGCCGATTGCCCCTGGTGAGTTTAGAGAAGTTAACGCACCTGCAGGTGATTTAACAAAAGCATTACAACCTTTACCATTTAAAGAACCATCATCTACATTGTATAATTTAATGCAGTATGTAACAAATGCTGCTAAAGAATTTGCAGACGCTACAGATAATATTGCTGAATCAGGAAGTAACTACGGTCCAGTCGGTACTACTTTAGCTTTACTAGAACAATCTAGTAAACTATTTGCTGCTGTACATAAACGTATGCATGAATCACAAACTAAAGATTTAAGAATATTAGCACGATTAGATCATGAATACTTACCTGAAGTTTATCCGTATGAAGTAGCGGGCGGTGCTCAACAAGTTTTAAGAGTAGACTTTGATTTAAAAAGTATTGATGTAATACCTGTATCAGATCCTAACATGCCGACTGAAGCGCATAGACTTGCTAAGTTAAATGCTATTATGGAACTAGCAAAACAAAATCCTAGCATGTATAACATGCAATACATTTCACAAGAATTATTCTCGGCCATGGGTGTAGAAAATCCACAAGCTTATATGAAGCAAGCACAACAACCTTTTAGTGGAGATCCTGTTACAGAGAATATGGTAGCATTAAAAGGAGGGGCACTACAAGCTAGGCCTGATCAGAATCACGATGCACATATTATTACTCACGGAACTTTCTTACAAAATCCTATGTACAAATCTAATCCACAAGTACAACAAATATTGATGTCACATATACAAGATCACTTAGCTCTTAAGTATAGACAAGAAATGGCTCAGATGATTCCAGATCCTCGTATGCAACAAATGGTAATGTCACAACAACAGTTGCCACCTGAGTTAGAAAATCAAGTAGCTCTAGTTGCAGCTAACGCATCTGATTCTGTTTTACAGTTAAACGAGGCTAAAATGAAAATATTAGAAGGTGAGCAAAAAGATCCTCATATTGAAATACAAGAAAAAGATTTAGCATTACGTGCGCAGAAAATGATGAATGATTTAAAAATTGAAGAAGATAAGTTAGCTCTTAAAGAAGCTGAAATGATTATTGATGATGAAAACAAAGATGATGATCGCAAATTAAGATTAACAGAAAAAGCTATGGATGTTGCTGCAAGAACAGGCGCAGACAAAGTTATGTTAAAAACTGAAGGCGACTTATGATTTGGCTAATTTCTGCCATGCTATGGCATGTTGATATAGACGGTCCAACATACAGCACATACTCTGAAAAAACATTTATTCAGAAAACAGAATGTTTAGATTATGTATTTTGGAATAAAGCAGAATTAGTTTATAAACTTGCAGAAGTGCACGGCGAAAGAGATGGAAAAAATTTAAAGACCTGGGCATTTTTTTGTGAAGGTAAAGAATTAGAAGAAGTATGAAAAGGTTAGACGTAGATGAAAACACCGCAGTCTCGATGCCAGTTCGCAACTTACTCAGTATTATTGGCGCTTGTCTTGTGGGTGCTTGGTTCGGCTTTGGGGTTTTGGAGCGACTTAATAGTATAGAGTCAGATCTAAGACTAATGCATAAAGATTTAGAAGCTGCTAACACTTTCATAGATTCCGTGCCCAAAGGCGGCATGGTCAGTCCACAGGTCCAGGAGCTTTACATGCTCGTGGAATACCTTGGTGAAAACGTAGATAAGTTAAAAGAACAAATGGAATCAGAGATACCTATGATACTAAAGAATGACATGGTAATACAATTCCATGAAGAAAGATTAATAGACTTGGAATCAAAAGCAAATGGAAACCATTAAAGTTGTATTCGCAATACTTATGATACAGAACGGTTCTACTGTAGAGATGGTGCCGACCGAGGGTCTTAGCGACTGTCTTAAGCAGAAACGTGTTATCGCCAGAAATATTGGAGAAGAACAGCAGGGAATATATATGCAATGCAAAGAAGTAAAAGCAGAAGTGTATGAAGATATGGGTCGATTAAAAATTAAAAAGATTATAGAATGATAACAAGAGGACAAACTGGAATGACTACAAAAAGAAAACCAAAAAGTAAATCTAAAGTCAACGAAGCTGGTAACTATACTAAACCAGGAATGAGAAAGTCTTTGTTTAACAGAATAAAAGCTGGAGGCAAAGGAGGCAAACCTGGACAGTGGTCAGCTCGTAAAGCGCAAATGTTAGCTAAACAATATAAAGCTAAAGGCGGCGGTTATAAATAATGGTAGGCAGAAGAGTAAAGCCAGTCAGAATAAACAATGAATGGATAACTTCTACTTACAAAAACTTTCCTATAGAAAGGGTATTAAGGAATGAAATCAAAAATAAAAAAAATAAAAAAAGTAATTAAAGGTTTGAAGAAAGCATCTAAGATGCATGCAGGTCAAGCTAAATCATTACAAAGTGCAATAGGTAAAAATGGCAAAAGATCCAAGAGTCGGAACAGGTAAAAAACCTAAAGGGTCTGGCCGTAGATTGTATACGGATGAAAATCCAAAAGATACTGTAAGTATAAAATATGCAACACCTGCAGATGCAAGAGCAACAGCTGCTAAAGTTAAAAGAATTAATAAACCATATGCTCGTAAGATACAAATACTTACAGTTATGGAACAAAGAAGTAAAGTGGCAGGAAAGTCACAACAAGCTGCAATAGCTAAGAAAGCTAAAGAAAGTTTAAGGAAGAAACATGGCAATAAAAAAAAGTCAACAAAGTCTTAAGAATTGGACTAAACAAAAGTGGAGAACTAAGTCTGGAAAGAAATCTTCTAAGACTGGAGAAAGATATTTACCTGAAGCAGCCATTAAAGCTTTATCCCCTGCGGAATATGCCGCTACAACTAGGGCAAAAAGAAAAGGCACAAAGAAAGGTAAACAGTTTGTAAAACAACCTAAAAATATTGCAAAGAAAACCAGGAGATATAGATGAGTAAAAAAGATTCAAGATTAGCGAGAGCAGGAGTATCTGGGTTTAACAAACCTAAAAGAACTCCTAATCATCCTAAGAAGTCACATATAGTGGTGGCTAAAGAAGGAGATAAAATTAAAACTATTCGGTTTGGTCAGCAGGGAAAGAAAGTGGGAACATTATCAGGAACTGCAGGTAAACCAAAAGCAGGGGAATCAGCTAGAATGAAAGCAAAACGTAAATCATTCAAAGCAAGACATGGTAAAAATATAAAGAAAGGTAAGATGTCTGCAGCTTATTGGGCTGATAAAGTTAAGTGGTGATCAATGAAAGTATGTATAGTTAATCCAGGCAGATGCGGTGGCACTGTTGTCTTGGCTAGTTTAGCAAACAAACTAGATAATTTTTTAATGATTTATGAAATTACTAATCATAAAGATGGATTAAACGTACTTAAAGCAAATCAGAATATTATTTTTAAATATCAATTTTTGTACACCCTTGCTCCATTAAAGGGGGCAGATAAATATATTATAGTAGATAGAAAAGATCAAGACGCTTGGATATATAGCACCTATATGTCTGCAGTAAATTATCATTGGCACGGATCTTTAAAACATACAACAGATAGATTTTTTAATCAAAACGATTTTAATATAGCAAAAGATAATCTTTTAAATTTATATAATAATTATTGGATACCTGAAAGAGAAAGATTGCTAAAAGAAGAAAAAACAGATATAATATGGCAAGAAGATATTAACATTACAGAAGATGTTTATATTGACTTGCCCTTACGTAAAAAAACTAAACTAACTCCTGTTTGGAGTCCAACATACAAAGGAACATACTATGGCTTATCTTAATCATAACATTCCCCCTTTTTCAGCATATATAAGAAACGAATACCTTTTTGATCATACAAAAGGACATGGGGAGTTTACATTCTGTGACGTACATTGTGTAGCATCTTTGGAAAGACGAGCTTTGTTATTTGAGTGTTTATTACCTAATGGAGTTAATTGGACTCGTAGACCTATACATTCTTTTGTTTGGAAGAAAGAAGCTCCTAAACATGATTTAAATATACATCAATATTGGGATTGCTTTTCTCCATATGTTAATGTACAAAGACGAAATAGATTAGCTAATTGCAGAGCTGAGTTGGTAGACTTTAAAGGTGAGAAAAGAAAAGGCACGTATATGTTTACTATTGACTGGGCTTGGGAAGATAAGTCTTCTTTTTTAGATACTAATTTTTCTGAAGACCCTGAACACAAATGTGCTCACATGTTTAGAATGGATGAAGGTACTTTTTTTGCTTATCCTAATAATAGAATTATTTGGTATGATGATGCTTATATGGAAAAAAGATTAGACAAAAATCCAGGCTATCTAATAGATCAAACATTTTATACAGTTGAAAATACACGAGAAGATTCGTGGACAGACGACTCATACATGACTCAATTTGAACGTGAGAAGTGAAGATCTTTTTCGATCACATAACAGGCAAGTTAACACATTACGATTTAATATATTCTTTAATACTCGCACAATTTGAGCCAGAAGAATATGATTATGCTTTAGATAATGGTTGGATTCCTCTGTCTTGGTACTACACAAAACTTGATGGCCAGACATGGATTAATGCTAGAAGCTGTAGATTAGATTTAACTAAATTTAATTTTAATAAAAATAAAAGGTATAAGTTAAAGAATAAAGAAATAACAGTTAAAGTATTTGATGATTTAACTGAGGAGTTGGTAGAAATACTAGCATCTATTTATAGAAAATACATAAGACACAAAAAGTTTTATGAAAAAAATAATGAAGAAGAAAGTGAGGAGTTTTACAGAGATGACCCTATTGATTGGAGATATTTCGTTTACTATCATAATGACAATCCTATTGCTTTTACAGAACTTATAACATATAACAAACACTTGATTACAGGGCAATTTGCGTGGGATTATGAAAATCCTAAATTAGGTATGGGATCGTACGCTACATTATATGAGATTAAATGGGCAATAGATAACGGATTCGATAAATACTATCTATCATATGCCTATGAAAATAGTAGTTTATATAAATTACATTATGATGGGTTTGAATTTTGGACAGGAAGAAAATGGTGCACAGATAAAACTATCTATGAAAAATTATGCAAGAATGATGATAGTGTTAAAGACTTAGTTGATTTAAATGAATCTCAGGAAAAGTATTTTGAAATACTTGACAAAGAATTATAATCAGTATATAATTAGCTTAAGATCGCCGAAAGGGATTGAAATTTAATTTTGCTTAACGGAGGAAATTATGATTAGATCATTAATAGATTGGGAACCATATAAACCATTTACTATAGGTTTCGATTCATTCTTGGACAGACTCACATCCATTGAAATGGACTCACCGAGTTATCCACCATATAACATTTACAGAACTGGAGACTTTACATATTCTATTGAAGTTGCATTAGCAGGCTTCGATAAAAAGAATATTGACGTAACCTACGCTGATAATACTTTAACTATCAAATCTAAAAAACAAGAAGACAATAAAGATACCTTACACAAGGGTATTTCACAGAGAGCTTTTACCAGAAGCTTTTGTCTAGCTGAAGATATAGTTGTTAAAGATGCTAGGTTTACTAACGGTATGCTTTGTATAGAATTAGAAAAGATTGTACCAGAGGAGAAGAAACCTAAGACAATTAAAATTAAATAATTAACGTGCCCCCTGACAGGAGATCAAATGAGTGTACATGCATTTAAAAATAGAATAGATAAGGTATTAACTGATGCTATTCAAACTAATCAAGAACAAGTTTCTAATGGAGCTGCTGAAAATTTTGAAACCTATAAATATTTAGTAGGAGTTTTTCAAACATTAGTAGATATGAAAGCCAGAATCCATGATGAATATATTAAACAAATCAAAGCAACAGGAGAAGATAATGAAGATAATTGATGAAACTCTACCAGAACCATCTGGTTTTAGAATACTTTTAAAACCGAGGGAGATACAAGAAAAGACAGCAGGGGGCATTATATTAGCTGATATTAGTAAAGATCATCAGGCTTTACAGACTAATGTATCAAAAGTATTAGCTATGGGAGCTGACTGTTATACTGATAAAGGTAGCCAATGGTGCAAGGTTGGCGACTGGGTATTAACTGGAAAATATATTGGGCACAAATTTAGATACAATCAAGAAGAATACTGCATAATAAATGATGATGAAGTTATTGCTGTAGTTCCTGATCAAGATAAAGTTTCTGCCAAATAGACTTGCAAGTCGCAAGAAATTAGCGTATAATAATAACAATTAACAGCGTTTAACGTGGGTCGCACCCAAAGGAGGTCTGATATGATAGACAATGAGCAAGCAGGACAAATCGAAGAACTAGAAGATGTAGTTATAGATTTGGCTGAAGATGAAGGCGAACAGCCTGAAGAGACTAGTGATACTGAGTCTCCAATCACTGAAGAAGTGAAAGAGGAATCGGATACAAAAGAAGAGACAAACGATCAGGAAGAAATTGCTGATGACACGTCTGAAGAAATAAAAGAAGAATCTGAAGAACCTGAAACAACCGAAGATGACTCAAAAAAAGTATTCGGCAAGAGAGCTGAAAAAAGGATAAAGCGTCTTGTCGCACAAAAAAAGGAACTAGAAGAAAAACTCAAAGCCGCAGAGGATGAGAAAAATTCTTTACAAGCGAAGACAGATCAATTCGCTAGAGCATCTGCTCAAAACGAATTGGATTCAATTAATAACTATATTGAAGGCCTATCTAGCCGAGAAGAACAAGCCTTAACTGCTTTGAAGATTGCTAAAGAAAGTGGCAATGTTGAAGAGGAAATCAAAGCAACTGATACTTTAGCTACTGTTAAAGCTGAGACACTTGTCGCTAAACAGTACAAGGCACGAGCAGAATCTCGTGTACCTCAAAAACCTTCTGGCAATGAATCCAAAGAAGACGTAGCTGCTGAACAACCACAAAGTCAGAGAGTGCCTGATAGAAGAGCACTTGATTGGCAAAAAAGAAATAAATGGTTTGGGGGCAATGAAACTTCAGATAGAATCATGTCACAAGCTGCAGTTCTAATTCATAAGGAAATAATAGAAGATGGCATTATGCCTGACTCAGATCCAGATGAATATTATGCAGAGCTTGACGCTAGACTTAGATCGGAATTTCCAGATAAGTTTAAAGTGAAGGGAGCTAAAAAAGTTCCAACAGTTGTAGGCGGAACACGTGCAACCGTCGGCACATCCAAAGTTAAATTAAGCAAAACGGAAGTTGAAATGGCTAATAGACTAGGGGTGGACTTAAAAGAATACGCACGCCAAAAACAACGCCAAAAATCGGCGGGAGGACAATAAATGACAAAAGCAACTCAAAGTAGTCGTAAAACACGGGCTTCGACAACTCGTAAAAAAACTTGGGCACCTCCAGGTAAACTTGATGTAGGTCAAGAACCACCTGAAGGTATACACTATCGTTGGGTCAGACATGAATTATTAAATAATCCTGATGACGCAAATGTGAATAGTAGAATTCGTCAAGGTTATGAGCCAGTCAAACCAGAAGAATTAGGAGTAGCAGCTCCTGATGTTTTGGATAAAGGTAAATATGCAGGCACAGTTAGATCTGGGGATCTTATCTTAATGAAAGTTCCACAAGAAATTGTAGATCAACGTGATGCATACTATCAAGATCAAAGTAAGAGAATGGCTGCAGCATATAATCAAGACTTAAAAAATGCTTCTACAGATTCAATGCCTGTCTCTGATGAGTCTAAAACAACGTATAGTACGGGTCCAAGAACAACTAAGTTCGAAGATTAGAATTTATCCAATTCTGGTCTTCTTTTTTATAAACAATTTTTTTCAAAGGAGAAAATTATTATGGCTGGATTTGGGCTATCACCCGTAAAACACATCAAAGGTGGTGTTGTCCGTTCTAATAACTTCACCGACGGAAACGGTTACAAGATTGCAGCAACTGCACCAACTGCCTATTTTGAAGGCGACTTGGTTACGTTGTCTGCTGGTTTACTTGTAACAGACATGGGCGCAGCATCACCAGGTGCTGTTGTCGGTGTTTTCTGGGGTGCTGAATATCAGGACAACTCTACAGGCGACGTAAAATTTGTGAGATCAATCGCAAGTGGAACTGTTGCTAAAGCAAAATACAAAGCGTATGTCTATGATGATCCAGATGTTATGTTTAAAATTCAAGCAGACCAAGATACAACAGCAATTACTGAAGCTGAAGTAGGACACAACTGTCAAATCGTTGCTAGTCCAACTGGTTCTACAATTACACATAAGTCTGGTTTAGTAGCAGATTCAAGTACTGCAGCAACTGGTAATGCAGGTTTTCCATTAGCTATCTTAGGTAGTGCGGAAACTGACATGGGTTACTCTGCAGCTGGAACTACTATGGACGTACTCGTTAAAATCAACACTCATCAATTCGGCATAGCTGCTGGAAATGCTGGGATTTAATTTAGGAGGAATAACAAATGGCAATTACTAGAGGTCAACTCCTCAAAGAATTAGTACCTGGCTTAAATGCCATTTTCGGAACCGAGTATTCTCGTTACGAAGATGAAGCGTCAGTACTATACGATCAGGAGTCATCAAACAGAGCTTTCGAAGAGGAAGTACTTTTCCCAGGATTTGGAGAAGCGCAAACTAAATTCGAAGGCGCAGGCGTAGCATACGCTCAAACAGGGGAAGGCTGGGTAGCTCGTTACACTAACGAAACAGTTGCTCTTGCTTTCGCAATCACTGAAGAAGCTATGGAAGATAACTTGTATGACAAATTATCTACACGTCTAACAAAAGCTTTAGCACGATCTATGTCGGCTGCTAAACAAACTAAAGGTGCAACAATCTACAACGATGCATTCACTGTTTCCAACGGTGGAGATGGACAACCATTGGTATCCAATGCTCACCCACTACAAAACGGCGGCACTGCATCTAACAGACCAACTGCATACAGTGACCTTTCTGAAACATCTTTAGAAAGTGCACTTATCGATATCGCTGGATTTACAGATGATAGAGGTCTACCAATTGCACTACAAGCAAAAACCTTACACATACCAAGACAATTGGTATTTGTAGCAGAGCGTCTGATGGCATCTCCATACAGACCTGGCACTGCAGATAATGACGTTAATGCCATTAAATCTACTGGAATGATTCCAGGTGGTTACTTTGTTAACCATAGATTTAATGACCCTGACGCATTCTTCTTGAGAACTGACTGCCCTAACGGCATGAAAATGTTCCAAAGAACTCCAGTGGCTACAAGCATGGAAGGTGACTTTGAAACTGGTAATGTAAGATACAAAGCTAGAGAAAGATACGTTTACGGTTTTTCTGACTGGCGTGGTGTCTACGGTAACAAAGGAGCTTAATAAGCTTATACAAGGGGGGCTTTCGAGTCCCCTTTGTTCTTGGATTTAACAAATTCTACTGACTGACCAAGCAGACGATATAGAGACAGTAGAAAAATAACTTGGGACTATAGATTCCCAGAAGGATTAAACATGGCAACAACAACTTTTTCAGGCCCGATTAAATCAGGCACAGTAAAAGCTACAACTGGAACAGCAGTTGGAGAAAAGAAAAACACAGGCACTGTAGCTTGTCAACAAGTTTCAGTAAAAATAAATCATGACGATAATGCAAGTGGTTCAACAGGTATAGTTGTACCTGCAAACTCTATGATATTTGCAATTGAGTTTTTCACACAAGAATTATTTACAGGCTCAAACACAACAGAATTAGATGTCGGAACTTCATCTGACCCTGATTTCTTTGTCGATGGTGCAACAGTATCTGCTACAGCAACAGGAGGTATCACATCTCCAGCTGCTCATGCTAGATGGATTAACGTTGGAACAGAAGACGTAGAAATATTTGCATCTATGGTAGCAAACTCAGCTAGTGCAGGTGAATTATTTATTGTAGTGACTTATATACAAGACGCTAACGTATCGTAATAAAATAATTTGAGGAGGCTTCGGCCTCCTCTTCCTAGGAGGATAATATATGGGAATTTCATTCCAAGGTGATGCTAATTCGACTAACATAGCAACAGGTGCAACAGGCACTAGTGCTACTAGTGATGGTCAAAATACAGCAGCACACAGACAAAGACTTTTAGCTCTTTTATTAACAGCAGGAAGTAATACAGCTACGGCAACTATATATGATGGACAGTCTAATGGCGGAACTAAAATATTAAAAATATCTGCAGTTGCAAACACTAGCACACATATCAATATCCCTGATCAAGGTAAAGTTATTGATACAAATATTTTTGTAGAAGTTACAGGCACGTCTTCAGAAGCTACAGTATTCTGGAATTAATATGGCTACTTCACAATCTAATAAAGAAGCCATAATAGAAATAAAAGGCGAACTAAAATTATTGCATCAAAAAATAGATCTTATGAAAGATAATCATCTTGATCATATGGCTAGAGATATTGACAGATTAACTAAATTTGTTTGGGTAGTTGGTGGTACAGTATTTGCACAAATGTGTTATTTAATAGTTCGCTCTTTAATGTAAGGAGGACATATGGCTACTTCAGGTACCCATAATTTTAATTTAACACTTGATTCCATCATACAAGAAGCGTATGAAAGATTAGGTGATAGTGCAAAAGGTGGATACGATCTTGTAACCGCTAGACGTTCATTAAATTTATTAATGATTAAATGGATGAACGAAGGAGTAAATCTATTTACTTTAGATCTAGAAGATACAAGAATGACTAATGACCAAGATCATATTACGTTTTCATCAAGCAAATACTCTGATGTTCTAGATGCTTCTATAAGTGATACTAGCGATTCAACAAATGTTAATGATATACCTTTAGAAAGAATTAGTTATTCAGAATATTTATCTATTCCTAATAAAGCTACTAAAGGAAAACCAATTCAATATACAGTTGAAAGAAACGCACAATACAATTCATCAGGAACTGCAAGTCACAAAGTTTTTTTATGGCCTGTGCCAGATAAAACTTATGTAAGTGGTGGACAAACTATAAGTGCTTACACATTTAAAGCATGGATGATAAAATATCCTGATGATGTAGGATGGACTAATACAGCTAGTGGACAAGCAACAGTAGGCGGTCCATACATAGACTATACACAAAACGCACAAATACCAAAAAGATTATTACCAGCATTAATTAGTGGCCTTACCGTAGAGCTAGCTAACAAGCTTCCTGGTTCTGTTGATATTCAAAGACGACAAGAACTAACAGCGATTTACAACGAAGAATGGCAGAAGGCACAAGAAGAGGATAGAGAAAGAGCAGCATTTGTTGTTACCCCATCAGTGCCTTATATTTAAATTATGGCAAGATATTCACGAGGAAAACGAGCAGTATTAATGGACGATATATTTGGTCGTAAGATCAGATATAAAGACGCTAGAACTCAATGGGATGGTAAACGAGTATATAAAGGTGACTTTACTCCTAAACATCCTCAACTAGAACCTCAGAAGTACATGAAGTTAGATGGTACGGATGCTCTAAAAGATTCACGTCCTGATAATGATGGGGCTAATCAAACTGTCACTATTGAATTAGGATCTTTACATGGTAAGTTTTCTGGCCAAATGGCAATACAACCACCGCCTCGTCCACCACAATTAGGTTTAAGTTTACTTGATACTCCTGTCACAGGATTTGAAGCTACTGCAGGATTTACATTAACTGCTAACCAATTAAACTTTATTGAAGATGCTCCAGGTTTTGGAATGACATCTGGCCATGGGGTTACAGGATTATTCTTTAATTCTACAGAAGTGCCACCATCTCAACATGCAACAACTTCACAAGGAACTGTTTCATTTAATTTAGCTGAAACTCCAGATGGATTATCTGCTACTGCATCAGTAGGTACGTTACAATTTAGTGCACAAGAAGACGCTGTAGGCGGATCTGCTACAGCTCAACAAGGAACTTTAGAATTTAGTGCAGTTGAAAATGCAATAGGATCACAAGCAAATACATCTCAAGGAACAATAACACCTGCACAAATAGAAGAAGTTGGAGGACAACAAGCATCATCAGGTCAAGGATCTATAGTATTTAATTTTGCAGATCAACCAGATGGTATAGCTGCAAACTCTGCACAAGGTACTGTTGGATTCTTAATCGGAAATACTATCACACCTGATGATCAAGAAGCTACAGCTCAGCAAGGTACTCCTGGATTCTTACAAGCTGAAGAAGTTTCAGGTATTGCAGCAACAGCATCTGAAGGAACTGCAAGTGTAATTCTAAACTTTACAGAAAATGTACCAGGTTTAGGTATGACTTCTGCTCATGGTGGTTTAGGATTTAGGTTTAATTTTGTAGAAGTACCTCCTGGAATACAGGCTGCTTCGCAACAAGGAACAATAGCTATTAATACGGCACATCCTGTATCAGGGTTGTCTTCTACTGCTGAACGTGGTACAATAGCTGTAGCATTCCCAGGGTATGGTTTAAATCCTTGGGGTCATGGAAAATGGGGTCAATAAATGAAGTTTACGTACGTAGAATTAAAACAAGCAATACAAGATTTTACAGAAAATGATGCAACGGAATTAACTACAGCAACAGGATCAGGTATAGCTCCTATTGATGTTATTATCGGATTAGCTGAAGAAAGACTATACAGAGAAATAGATTTTACTAATGCTCAATTTACAACTACTTTGACAATATCAGCTAATTCAAGCACCGTTGCTGTACCTCAAGATTTGATATTTGTACGATGGATTAGAACTCAGAATGGTGACTGGGTATACGAAAAGGATGAATCCTTTATACGAGAGTATTGGCGTGCCCCCGCTACCACATCAGGTGATGATCCATCATACTGGGCTTTTAGCAAGACTAATAAGAATTATACGTCTTCTAATAGACACATGAATTTTTTATTTGCTCCAACCCCTTCGGTTGACAAAACCGTTGAGATCAGTTATAATATACAACCAACAGGTTTATCGTCTACGCAGTCGAATACTTACTTAGGAGACTATTGTGGAGATGCTTTACTATATGCTTGCTTGCTAGAATCAGGTAATTTTATGAAGGTTGATCAAATGCAAATGCAAAGGTGGCAACAACTATATGAAAGAGCTGCCCAAACATTAGCTACTGAAGAGCAAGTAAGAATGCGAAATTCTACTCTAATGCAGGGAGAATTAAATGAAATGCAAAGAACAACAAAAAATAGATACTAATTAAAGGAGAATCTAAATGGCAATTACATCAGCAATAGCAACTAGTTTTAAAGTTGAGATTTTAAAAGCTGTCCATAACTTTACAAACAGTTCTGGAAATACTTTTAAGGTAGCTCTAATTAAGGCAAACGCTTCGCAATCAGGTACTTATGGTGCTGCCACAACTTCTTATACAGATGTAACTGGTAACTCAGATGAGCTTGCTAATGGTAACGGTTATGCTACGGGCGGTGTCACACTAGTGAACACTACTCCATCATCATCTGGTACTACAGCTCACTTAACGTTTACAAACAACGCACAATGGACATCAGCTACATTTACAACAAGAGGATGTATAATTTATAACGACTCAGCTACTGGTGATCCAGCAGTTATGGTTATTGATTTTGGAGCAGACTATTCTGTAGCAGGTGGTACATTTGAAATACAATGGCCTACTAACGATGCGTCAAATGCGATCTTAAGAATAGCATAAGGAGTTAAATTATGGCATCAACTTGGTCAAACTTAGGTTTGCGATTAATGGCTACAGGTGAAAATGATAACACCTGGGGCGCACAGACTAATGATAACTGGAATAGGATGGAAGATTCTACAGACGGTTACATATCTGTAGCACTAAGCTCTACAACGCATACTGCAACATTTACTACACAACCGACATCTTATGCTTCTGAAGAAGGAAGAAAGCGTGTCATTAACTATACAGGTTCTCCAGGGGGCACGTGTACAGTAACACTTCCTAATATTGAAAAGGTGTTCGTAGTTAGAAATAATACTGACCAGTCATTAATATTTACTGCAGGAACAGGAGCACAAACAGTGACTCTTGCGTCTGGCTTTGATGCTCAAATTTATGTAGACGGATCTGATGAGGTTCATAATTGTTTTGACCAAATGACAGGTTCGGTTCCTACAACTTCACAAGTAGTTACAGCATTATCAGGAGCCACGCTAACAGGCGCTCTTACTATCGATAATACTTTCACAGCTAATTCTGGTGGAACTTTTGGAAGCAATGTTTCAAT